TCTTTTTTGGATAACCAGTAGACGAAGAGAAGGATACCTCCTTGTTAATGTCGCGAATAAGACCAGTAGGCTCCTTCAAGCCGTTACCCATAACGACACCATGTTCAAGACCTGCCGCGAGTGCTTCCTTGAGTACTGCGCGAATGTAAGCATCCATGAATACAGGACCAAGCTCAAGCATAGAGCGCTCGATGAACGCATAAGCGGAGAGCTTCTTCTGATCTACATCTACGACACGAAATGCAGAGGTGATCTCTTTAGAGATTGCATCGGTGATGGTTCCCCATACTGCGGTCTGTGCGGTGTGGTCGTTGAGAATCCACTTAGTGATATAGCCCGTGTACTGGAAAGAGATACGGGAAAGAAGAGGATGCTCGTCTTTCAGGTTCTTGTATACGTCCTGAATAATGGTAGTAGGCATCAGGTCGTCTTCATCATCAGAGCCGATGATGGTTGTGAACTTCTGCTTCCAGTCCTGGCTAGCCATTGCGTCAATGAGCTTGTTATACCACTTAGTCTCCTGAGAGGTGAGCTGACGGTAGCCTCGCTGTGCAAGAATAGCCTTGTCCTCGGTCTTCTGGTAGTCCTTAAAATCGTCAATTACTTGCTGAGCGATGGAGTTATGGAACTCTGTCCAAGCTGCCTGAATTGCGGCTTCGTCCTTGGACTTCATCGCCTGCATGATCTTCTTGGAAGCTTCCGCTTCCTGGTTGAATTTGATTGCCATGTTGGCTCCTCCTTAAAGTCGGGAAATAGCTCGGAAGAATGCGAACTGCTGCACGTCTTCCTCGTCCTCTTGCTCCTCGGTTTCGTCTTGATCGGTATCGGTTTCGTCCTCGGTAGTTGTTTCCTCGGTTTCAGTCTCGTCTTGATCTTCTCCCGAATCGGTTTCAGTTTCATCGGTTGTATTTTCATCATCGGTCGAGGTTTCGTCTGTGGTTTCTTCCTCTTCCTCTGCTTCGTTGGGCTTGTCTTCTTCCTCGTCTAGCTGATAGGGATTAAGTAAACGCATCATAACCTGCTTTCTCGCGCTCTGTGATGGCTTGTCAGAGTCGGTATTCACTATTTCGGTAGCGAAGCCCTTCTCTAGGCACTCTGTAGGCTCTAAATAGCTCTCAGCGTCCATGAGGGCGCGTAATTCGTCCTCTTCAATGTTTACACCGCTCATATATGCAGTAATGCTCATTTCATTGATCTTCTCTGCATCGTCTGCAGCCTTTCGAAGCTCTTTAGCATTACCGCGAGCGAAGCACCAGGCGTTGTGAATCATGAGCATAGAGGCTTCATTCATCTGTCGCACGGTGCCAGCCATGAAGATTACGGAAGCAATAGAGCAAGCGAAGCCATCAACGCATGTCTTAATCTTTGCGCTATGGCGTTTGAGAGCATTGTAAATCGCGATACCCTCTCCTACTTCGCCGCCAAATGAATTGATTCGAACGTTAATTTCGTCTGCCTCTAATTCTTGCAACTGCTTCGAGAGGTTATAGGCTGATACGTCGCTTTCTAACCACGGCCAGGAAGTGATATCCCCGTAGATGTTCAGCTCGGCAACTGTCTTTCCGTTGTCCTCCTCGGTTTCAAGTGAGAAGTACTTAGTCGGTTTCGGCAATTGGTTCACCTCCCTCCGCAGGATTGAGACTATTATCCGCAGGCTCATAGTTCTTCGTAATATAGTAAGCCTGGGAGGAATCGGTGTTCAGCTCGTCAAGCCCGAGGCGCTTTCGCACCTCGTCTCTATTAGCTGTTCCCGATGCGATTAGTTTATCAGCTTTATCCGCTACTTCAAGCATGTCAATGTGATTGATACAAGAGGTATCTACAACGATTTTGTTCCCTAGCTTCCACTCCTGGAACGGGAACATTTTTCGCGTGAATTCTTCGCTTATCATCTGCGCTATAGGGTCAATACAAATCGAAAGATATACCTTCACGATTTCGTTCATATTGGTGATGTTGCCTAACATCATAGATTGAGGAATCTTGAAAGCTTGAGCGGTTACTTCGAAGATTTCCTTACGGAGTGCGACTACATCAGCGCTAGAGCTAGAGCCCGCTCCCTGCATTCTTTCGAGGGTCTGTCCTCTAAATTCTGGATATACCGCTCGGTCTGAATTGAGGAATGCATCTAGCTGTTGCTTGATTACTTCGTTGAAGGTCTTTGCGAATGCTTTATCGCCCGCCTGGTAATTCTCAAGAATCAGCTTATATTGTTCCTTGTTGTTCGCCTTGAATGATTGAATAGCTGCAGCGATTAGCTGCCCGTATTCACCATAAAGAGACGAGATCAGGGCGGCTACGTCTTTATTGTCAAGCTTGAAATAGAATACCTCGGAAGACTTGTACTCTCGCTGCAAGGTTTCGTTCTCGATTCCGATGCTGTCGAAGATATCTTCCGCAAGAGGTCGCTCGTCTCGCATAAAACCGTCTGAAACATAGATAAAATTCTTGTACGGAACCACAAGAGCCTCGCCTTTATAGAAGTATTCCTCAAGAAGCTTATTCATGAACTGCGAAGAGTTCTGATTCGGGTTCGGATTGACGTTAAGCATGTAATAGAGCTCGTCTTTCGTCTCCTCGCCGTCTTTATATACCTTGATTTCGCACTTGCTCAAAGTATTAGCAATGTAACTAATAGCAATGTGCATCGCTAAATTCTTAAATGCTGCAGAAGTGCCTAGCTCCATTCCGATTGTTGCTAGTTCTGCCCGATCTACTTTCCTGCTCAAAAAATCGAAAATCTTAAATTGCATTCATGCCTCCTAAAATACCAAGGGCTCGAAGAACACTTCCTCGGTTTCTTCTGGTAGTACATCCTCGGTTGTCATTGCGTGAACAAAAGCCATGAATCCGTCTGTCTTGCGTGCTTTCGGTTCGATTTTACCGTACTTGTAATTATTATTCGCGGCTGGTTCTAGCTTCGTGTTATTCGTATACCAACGCATCATAGGGTCATCGCCCCAAGCTATCAAGCCGCGAGCAAATAAAGAGCCGATTTTCGGCTGCACAAGCATAATATCAGAAGGTCGCGTGAGTTTGATGTCATTATATTTTGCGAAAAATCCCGCTCCTTCTAAGGCTCTCGAAAGTAAAGAGTATCTATAGCTATCAACTGCAACCTTTTCAATGCTATAAAGCCCTCTCATTTCGTTGAGATAGTCCGTTACAACCTGCGGAGGGACCTCTACATCGTCAACGATGGTCAATAGCCCGCGCTCTTCCATCTCTCTCAATGGTAACTTGATTCGCTCTCGGTCTTTAGACTGAGCACATAGCCAAGAATGATGGATTGCGTAGTACTGCTCGCCCTGCCTAAATAGCAAAACAATCGCGAGGAAGTCCGTTGTCTTCGTGAAGTCGATACCCGCAACGCATGTTTTCCCCTCAAGATCGGGAAGCTCTCTATTCGTCTTTAGGATGTTCTCCCACGAAGTGACCTCTGCATCTGCATTCCCCTTCGGGATGTTCATTCGCTTGGTCATAAATACGCGATTAGTGACTGGGTCAAGCCTATAGCTCTGATACTCTCGGCGCATCTGCTCAAGCAAATCAGGCTTATAGATTAAAGAGGGATTCGCCTTACTCCACATCTTCTCGTCGTGGACTTCGTCCTCTCTATCAAGTTTACAAATAAACGGCAAAAAGCCGCCGTGAGGTTGCTCACCGTCAAGAATCTGTCTTGATAGCTCTTTGAGTTGGTCGAGTGGTCCTTCGCGAACGTCACCATCGGTCGAAGTGTAAGTCCTTCGTGGGTGCGGCTTCTTTCCTAAGCCTGTCGTGAATACATTGATGTTGTCCCAATTCTCGTAGGCGTGCGGCTCGTCAAAGTCAACCTTGCCAGAACGTAAACCGTCCTTGCCTTTAGGGTTGTTCGTTCGGAATCGTAGCTCGCTGCCTGTCTTTAGATTGCGAATTACTGTATTAGTCCACTTGAAGTTCGCCTCTAGCACCTTTCGGGTCTTTCCCTGGCTCATGTCTAGCGCGTTATAGACCTCAACAAAAGAGGTTTTAGCCTGATCTTCTGAATTAGCGCAGATGTCTATATGGTAGTAGGGGATTCCGTTCGTTTCTGTAAGCAAACAGAAGTCCTCGAAACTTAAATAGCCGTTCTTTCCGCCGCCTCGACCCATCAAGACAAGAAGATCGGCAAACAATGGTCTGCCGTCTTCTCTATAGGTGCAATTATGGAGCCCGAAAACGAACTTCTCCCATGGATACAGATCAAAAGGGAAGTACTTCTGATAGGTCAGATATTTTTCAAATTGTTGATGGTTGAAGAATACGTCCTTGCGCTCCAATTCATGGATTACTAGAGGGATTAGCTTGTGCTGCTCTTCGCAAGCTACGATCTTTCCGCTCTCTACTAGTTCAACGTATTCAAAGAGCTGTTCGTTATAATTCGAGGTCTTCATCTGATGCCACCTTTGGAACGGTTAGCTTACAGCGTGAAGAAATGGTGAGACCTAGCGAAGAGGCTGCGGACTGAGCTTGCCTGAATGCTCTGTCTTGCAGCGATTGAATACCTTTTAATTCCTGAACCGTTCCATTCTTAACGAGCTTTAGAAGCTTGGTTGTGTATTGCATATAAAGAGCCTGACTCATTACATAGCGAACAAGGCACTCCACGTCTAATTCCGTGAAAATGCCTATTTCTTTGAGCATATAAGCGTATTTTTCGAACTCTTTCTTTGCTGCGCCCGTGAGATATTCGGGAGTTTCGATTTGGTCGAATGGAACCTTGACTTCCTGTTCCCTTCTCTCTTCGATTTCCTTCTGTCCCATGTGGCTCTTGCCTTTCGCGATCAATAAATCAACTGGCTGTCTCGGTCTTCCTGCCATCGTTTCTACCTCTAAAATAAAAGTCATTTACGGGGGAAATGTTTAACAGGCGAGGTTGACCCCCCCGTTGCTTTCCCCCCATTATTTTTTAGCCTATGGGGGTAGCGGGGGGTGTCTATCTTCCTGTATAAGCTATCTCTCGTCCGTTCTCTGCCGTTATTGCATACCTTCCTTAGTGTTTATATATTTTCCTTAAATAAACGCCTTAGAAAGCTTTATATACATCCTACCATCTTTCTTCATTCGTAAAGCCTTTAGGACTATTAGTCTGTCCTATGTAGGCTCTCTCATGTTCTTCCTCATGGCAGTTCTGACACAAGGCTAGTAGGTTCTTCTTGGTGGTTCCTTCTTCATCTGTATAGTACTTGCTTAATGCTAGGTCTGGTCTGTCTCTTACTTCATTTTTATGATGTACTAATTTCGCTCTTGAATATAGCCCGCGCTCCCTGCACTTCTCGCATTCATAGTGAGCTTCCTCTAGTACCTCATTGCGTAGCATCTGCCAGTCTTGCGTCTTGTAGAACTTATAGAGCTTATCTTCTTTCTCTAACTCTCTTATCCAAGATGCAAGGCTTCTGTCTAGTGGTACTTGCATATTACAGTCCTAGTAATTCCTTAGCGCGCTTCATATTCTCTGATGCTGCCTTCTTTCTTCTGTTGCTGCCGTCTACCTTAACGGCTGTACATCTCTCTAGCAATCGGTCATAGATTCTGCGCTGCGAATTATTATCGGGATTGATTATCGACTGTATCTCTAGATTAGTAGTGCAGATCATGGATATCTTCTCTTTATACAGAGTATTGATAATCTGATATACATATTCGTTCATGGTGTCTGTAGTGCGCTCAATACCTAAATCGTCTAGCACTACTAAATCGTACCTCATTAAGTCCTCTAGTATTTCCTGCTTTCCTGAATAGGTACGCTGCATCTTATTTCCTAATTCGGACAGGCTTGAGAATAAGCACTTATAGCCCTGAGTCATAAGCTCGTTAGCAATCATAGCCCCGAATGTTGTCTTGCCCGTTCCTACTGGTCCGTAAAACAATAAGCCTTGCCCGTTCTCTTTTAGCTCTTGGAAGTGTTCACAGAAGCGCCGAGAAACGTTGCTTACTTTCTCGTTCTCCTGATCGTCTTTGTCAAACGTTAATTCCCAATAGCTTTGGCTAGAGAAGCATTCACGCTTTAGCCGCTCTGCTATACGCTTACGCTTTGTTTCCTCTTCTTTTCGGTCTTGCTCTTCCTGCTCTTTGCGTTCACATAAACATTGGCGAGAAACGATTTTTTCAATATCCAATATCTTAATCACCATTTCTCGCTCTTCCCCACACTTACCACATACGAGGAAGCCTTTGTCGTTTATATAATCGCCTTCCCTAGCTTCTGCTTTTCTGCTAGGAACGGCTGCTAGTAAGTCTGCTGCTCTCATAGCTCAATCCCCCAATCACTCGCGCTGCTGTTGTCTACCATTACGTGTTCATCATTTTTAGGCTTTTGAATTGAACCCTTGCTCCACTTAATACGGTTTCGCTCCCAGGTTCTAACGGCTGCCTTCCAGTCTGCCATCTTCTTTCCGTTGTTTAGAATCCAACCTCTTTGAGCGTTGCCATCCATGAATTCTTCTGCGTCTAAGCCGTAGCCCTTCTCTTTGATGTAGGCTTCTACTTCTTCAAGGCTTGGAGGAATAGATTGTTTCTTCTTTCTTGGTTCCTTTTGATCATTGGTTGAATCAGGATTGAAAAGAGGAATAGGCTCGTGAGCCTTTATATCTCTTTTATTCTCTGTAGTAATCTCTGTAGTAATCTTTGTATTTGTCTCACTTTTAGAAGTTGAGGGTGTCACTTTTGAAAGTGAGAGGGTATCACTTTTCAAAGTGATAGGGGTCACTTCAACTGATACACCGAATGTAATTTCAATAAGAACAGAAGGGACTAGTTCAATGAATAAGACGTTAGCAACCTTCATCCCTGATACATCTAAGGTTCTGAAATGCTTCTTGATTACTCCGAGCTTTTCTAGCTCTGTTACTGCGTTAGAAGCCTCTCTCTTTGTTAGCCCGAATTGATCTGCTATCTGCTGATAGGATCGCTGTAGAAAGTCAGCCTTGAATCTCTTCTTTAGCTGCATTACTTGCCCCGTTTGTTCATCTCGTACTTCTGTTGGTCGGTACCAGTAAACAATATCAGCGAGGATAACAATTGCAGGAAGATTCGGCTTTCCGTTTTCCCTCGTTATTGCCTTGTACCAGGATTGAGGAATTACGTTTCCCGTTATATTGATCTTTCCAATTTCGTCAACGATATTATTCCCCGTTGTTGCTTGGTTCATGATATAATCTCCTTAATCTCCTTGAGCCTTTTCGAAGGCTCTTTTTTATTGCTTATTTTTTGGAATGCTTAAATGCCAATCCCATGTGAAACCGCCTGTCCCTAAATCTTGAGTGCGGACTAAATATCCCGCATCCTCCAAAGACCTCACAGCCTTTCTCATTGCCGTTTGCCCTTCTTGTAAGTCCTCAATCAATAAAGCGTTAGAAATAGGATAGCCGTCTCCCATTGCCACAGCATACGCAAGAATAGCCTTTGCCTTTGCTGTAATTTCCTTGTCCTTCATTGCTTCCTTTATTGCCTCATTACTTTCCACGGTTAAATGAAGCATTTTCTCGCCCTCCTTATCACGGTTTAACGTAATTATAGGCGCATATATATACATAAAAGCAAGATGCTTTTTTCTAATCGAGGTATTGCAGATTAAGAAAAAATTCACCACACCCCGAAAGATGCGGTGAATCTATTATTCTGAATCTATGATTTCATCTTGTTTAATAGGCTCTATGAATACCTCGATTCTTTCCTCAATATCTCTCGTTCTTGGCATCTTAAATACGGCTAGAGAAATGATCTGTTTATCATCGTCATAGGCTACTCCGTTTAGAGCATCAAGAACCACTTTCGCGATGTTGTCTACGTCAGGCTTGCAAGTGTCTAACTCTGTAATAATCTTCTTCGGTCGGCTCTTTGGAAGCGGTCTATAGGTGTAGATTTGCACCTCTAGGGCTTCCGTGTATTTCTTGCCTCCAGAAGCCGTGTAAGCCGATCTGATAGCCTTTTCATAGTCTTTAGTATTCTTAGGCGTGTAGGCGTGGGCGAAGCCGTTACGCGCCGTTACTCGCGGTCTGGCTTTGCCCTGTACCTTTCCTTTTACGGTGAAAAACATTGCAGCTCCTAGAATGGACAATCGTCTTCATAGAGTCCTGATTCTTCGGCTGGCTCCTTGGCAGAATTGCCGCCGCCCGTGAAAATGAATTTATCGACAATGATTTCATGCTTAGAACGGCGCTGTCCGTCTTTCTCCCAGGTTGCGTGATGAAGCTTCCCCGTAATGCAGACTCCTGTTCCTTTAGTGAGGAATCGGGCTACAGATTCCGCCCTAATCCCGAACATTTTGCAGTCAACCCAATTCGTGAAGGTTTCCCATCCGTTAGATGTTTTCTTCTGGTAGTTGGAAGCTATAGAGAAGGATAGAACCGCTGTACCGCCTGCAGTATGAGCCAGTTCCGCATCTTGTCCGAGGTGTCCTGAAATGTTAATTACGTTGATGTCTTCTGCCATTTTTTTTCTCCTTAATCGTATGAGGCGAACGAACGAAAGCCTCTTGTCTTGCTGTTATGAATTTTTCAGGCAATGAAAAATTAGAATTAGAAAGCCCTGTAGTACCTAGCCTCTGTACTCCCTGTCAAGCTCTGCCTCTAGTATCTTGATAGAGAGCTTCGTGGTGTTAATGGATTCGAAAGCGGCTTTATAAAGCACTTCGGCGCAGTCTCGCTTGAATCTCGCTCTAGCAATCTCAGGTGATCCCATGACTACATCTTGAGTAATTGTGACAGGGAAGCCGTTATCTCTTAGCTCAAGAATCTTCTTAGCCTTAGCGATTCGGTACTCCATTTCGGCTTGCGCGAATTGTCTACCGTACTTCCCGACTTCCTTTGTGTAGGTCTCTAGGACTGCGAGCTTGTCTTGAAGCTCTGAATATAGCTCCATGCTCATAGATAGTTCCTTCCGTATTCTCGAATAAAGTCCTCAATGGTTTTCCCATAATGCTCTAGCCACTTTCTTTCTGCCCACGCTCGCATCCTGTCCATGTTTTGGCGATTATGGTGAACTCCTTCTGGCGGCTCGTTGTGGTGATAGTGGCACAAGTAAACCGTTAATCCATCGCGCTCTGACTTATTGCGATAGGCTCCGCCGAATACGTCAATGATGGCACTCAAGCCACCGTGTAGAGTGGCACACCAAACATTCTTTCTCAGACTGTAGGATACTTCGCGCCATATAAACCACTCCTTTCTAGTACTTCGTCTCTGTATTTGATCGCTTCTTCAATGCTGCTAAACGTCTTGCAGGTTTTTAGAATGCTTATCTCTACCGAATAGGAAACCTTGTTTCTTCTTTCTCGTTTCCTTATATATTTTTCACCAGATGCAGGAACCTTCCAGCTCTTTCTTATTCCCCTCATTAAGTGAGCCGATCTTTGGATATTTTCCCGATGCGTTATCCATTGAAGGTTGCTTGCTCTGTTGTTTGCTCTGTTGTGGTCTTTATGGTCTATCTCCGTTTGCCCTGTTTCTCTTTCAAGAAAAGCATCAGCTACGAGCCTATGAACATAGTAATTTTTCTTTGTTCCGTCCTTAATTAGAGATATATACCTGTAGCCGCTTCCGTTATCAGCATCAGCAAGTATTTTCCCTCTTCTTAATACCTTGTAATCGCTGTTTTTTGAATGGGAAACGTACCTATCAAGGCTTCTAATCCTCCCTAGGTTGCTTACCTCATAAAGACCTTCATATCCGTTTATTGATCTCCACTCTTCCATGATTACACCTAACAGAAAAGCCCCTACAGATAGCGGCTGTAGAGGCTTCTCTATAAACATAGCATTAGGCTATTGTTTAGTATGTTTCTACAAGTACCGCTATTACTTGCGCATTAGGTTATAGCGCATTTATTTACTTGGTGCTGTCATTACTGATTCTCCATTTCAAATTCCATTGCTACGGCGTTGTAAAACTCTGCAGTAGGTTCATAGTCAGGTCGCTTGGCTACTCCTTCGGCTAGGGCTTTATAGTCTCCACCGTGAAGCTCTGCATAAGCCTTTACAGCCTTGATTAGTCGCTGCCTCGCTTGTTCGGTTTCGTCTGATACTTTCGGGGTCTTAGAACGGCTCTGAGCGGCTTTAGGAGTGGTTCCCGTGTTGGTTGCGTCTGGATCGTCGGTGCTGTCGTCTATTGCGAAGAGTCCACCTAGGGCAGTTTTCCTCGCGTATGTCGAGGCAGCGCCCGTTATCTGCTGTTCATCCATGCCCTTCTTAGATTGAGGCTCGCGAGCAAATGCGCTTGCACTCACGGTTTCGCCGCTATTGCTTGAAAATGTTGCAATCGCCTTAACATAGACTCTCCCCGCCACCTCGACAATTTCATCAGTAAGAATTACGGAATCGCCGTCGTCCATAATGTGCTTCACGGCTTCAAGAATTGCGCCGCAGGTCCTATAGTTGTATCCGCCGAATGAGCTTGTCTTGTCCTTTGGGGCTTTCAGTTTTTTCTGAATTTCGCTGAGCTTCATTTCTTTCTCCTTGCTACTTAAAACTAAATAAAATTCCGTTTATTTTCCCGCTGCCTTTTCCGTAGCACGCATTACTTACCCTTCTCGCGTCTATGCCATAATGTCTTGCAGCTTCATTTACCGATACAAATTCCAAGAGTCTTGAGCCGTCGTAACTAGTAACTGCTTTGCTGTTAATTTCATTTCTTTTCCTAGCCGCATCAATCATTCTGCTTATGTCCATAATCCCTGAATCAATAGCATGGAGAATATTTTCTCTTCTTGTACACCATTCAAGATTTTCCACTCTGTTGTCAGTCTTATTTCCGTTCTTATGGTTTACGTCTAGTTTTCCGTTAGGCTCTCTGCCAAAAGCCAACATAACGAGCCTATGAACTTGGAAATGCTTTCCGTTTGCTCTTGTATATAGGTATCCATTCTTGCATCTGTATTGCGAAAGTATCCTTGTTCTTATCTTTCTTGTTCTACCGTCCTTCATTTCTATCGTCCTTGCAGTCGATTTTATTCTTCCAAGATTGCTTGCTTGATACTTTCCTTCTAGACCTGGTATGTCTCTCCACTCTTCCATAATCTTTCCTAACAAAAAAGCCCTCTTGGTTGCAGCAAGAAGGCTTTCTATATTTCAACGCTCTCGGCGTTAAAATCGTATGTTAGCGACTGACGCTGCAACCATCAATCAATCGCATTATAGCACTAGATATTCTATTGATAATTCGCCTTGTAGAAGCTGCAGAACTTACATACGGAGCAGTACTCTTCGCACTTAGGATTCGTCCCTGGTCGATGCTCCACGTAATACTCTGCCTTGCCTAGTGCTTCGTTCTCATTCTCTGCCCTTAATTGTGCCTCCTCTCGGCTGTCATAGAGCCTTATAGCCTTCTTACGCCCTATCTTCATTACTGCATACTTAGAAGGACGCGCCCAACGTTCAGAGGGGCTGCAGATCGGTAATTCATCGTCTTTTAGAGTTTCGGCGTAGATAATCTCTTGGAACTTCTCGACAATAAACTTTTCGATCTCTTGGAAGTCCTCTTCCGTGAAGTCAAAGCGCTGAATATGTACGGGATGCTGCGGGTATTCTTTGTCGAATTTCGCCTTGCTCTTAGAGTGGTCTTTGAGTAAGGCTACGATCTCGCCTTTGTTGGCTTCGAAGCCGATCTGACGAAGCATCCAACAATAGATAAGAAGCTGCTTTCGGTAGTCCTCCCAATCGTTATGTATGACTTTCCAAACCGAGGCGGTCTTGTAGTCCGTGACTTTCTTTTCTTCGGCGTTGAATAGGTCGAAAATACCTGAAAGTCGGTACTCTGTGCCTGGAACCTCTACCTCTAGCCATGTTTCCTTGAGCTCCGAGGCTGCCTCGTTAGACTGCTCTAAAACCTTATGAACGGCTGTACCGAAAATCGCCCAGACCATGTCTGCAACGTCTGTTTCCGTTTCTTCATGGTGTCTACGCTGCAGAATGGCTTCTCTGGTTCCCTTGAGAATTGACGTTACCGAGTACCTCCCCTCGGTATACTTATAATCCGAACTTACTGCGTCAACGAAGGGCTGCGGAAGTCCGAGATTGTTAGTAAGTGCCATGTCTTGTTCCTTTCTCTAGTATTCGATGTTATCGTCTACGATCTTTTCAAAGACAGCCGTTGTTGCGCTTCTCCTGAGTGCTTTATGGTCACTTGGATTACGACAAGGACAGTTTACAACGGCTCAGAATAGGCTCTCAAGCTGTAAATGTTGGAAACGCCTGTTTTAGCCATGTGTAGCAACTATCCGTGATTCTATCGACCGTAGGCTTTCGCTCAAGAGTGACTAATGGATATAGGTCCTTAAATACTGCAAAGAAGATATCCGCCCACTCTCTGACCTCTGATTCGGTAATTGCAGGCTTTCGGCTGCCTTCCCTGATCGTGTGAGCCTCGAAGGACATTTGCGTTGTGAGTGCTAGATTGATCTGCTTTACTAGCAAGAGGTTTTCATTCATCGAATAAGCCCCCATTCTGCAAGCGCTTCGAAGCCTCCTAAACTGGCTATATAGTACTTTACTTCTTCTACTATATCTCCGTATGGTTTGCCGTCGATGTATTCATCGCCGATAGCGCATGAAAGCTCTACGGGTTTCCCGATCTCTTGAGCTTTCAAATGAGCATAGATATTGAGAGTAACATCGGCTTTAGATAAATCTTTTCCATGGATTCCGCCGCCCGTGATACCGTCTCCTAGGTCGCTTCCTAGCTTGCGGTTAGTAGCCCCTGAGTCCACATCTAGACCGCCTGTCCAATATCCTAGAGGGTTTACTTCTGCAATAACTTTACTTGCCTTATAGAGCGCGTCAGTACGTTTCGTCATGCTTTGGCATATGATACGCCTCTTTCCATCGCTTAAGTACTTTCCATCGCTCTTATAGCATTCGTATAGTGTTCTGGCTATACTAACAAGGTCTTTCTGTTGGTCAGTAGTAAGCATGTAAGCCTTTCTAATTGAGCCACTGTTTCTTAATTTCATGAGCTAGATTGGCCATAATGACAGGCGGTACACTCATTCCGCAATAGAACAGGATTTTTGAATATAAAGAGTTAAGAAAATTATAATCTTGAGGAAAGCTAGAAACAGACACTATATCTTGCGCAGAATAAAAGCTTCCGTCGCAGAAACGAATAAGACTGCAGGATGCCGTAATCGTTGGTGATACTCCATCGTCATAGCTGAATCCATGATTGAATAATCCGCCGATAAATGAGCATCATCAAGCGGTAAATGTTGCCGATTCTTTTACTGCAGTTTTACCTGTTAGCCTCTGCCATCGATCTATAATAACGTCGCAGTAGTGAGGGTCTATTTCCATCGTATAGCATCGTCTCCCTAGCTGCTCACATGCCATCATTGTTGAACCGCTTCCACCAAAAAGATCGAGAATAATCCACCCTTTTTTTGAGCTATTAGCTATCTGACGGCCCATTAGTTTTAGCGGTTTCATGGTAGGGTGTTCTTCCGATCTACTTGGCTTATCTTCGTCGATTATTGTAGTGCTTACTTTGTCAGAAAAAATTTTCTCTAAGAGCTGTTGCATTTCAGACTTTTTCATCTTTTTAATGTCTGGTTTAGAATCTTCAAAAACAGTACTCTGGGTTCGGTCGTCTATGAAATAATGAGCTGCACCTTCCTTCCACCCGTACAGGCAGGGCTCGTGTTTCCATTGGTAGTCTTGCCGTCCCATAGCAAATGTGTTCTTATTCCACACTAAACATTGGCGAATTCTTAATCCTGCTTTTCGTGATGCTGTAAAGAATTGTTCAGCCCAATTGCTAGAGTGCCAAACATAGAAGGCTGCTCCGTCTCTCATAATTTGCTCTGCATTCTTTAACGCATTGAGTAGAAATTCTTGAAATTCTTCTGGGCTGTTGAAGCTGTCGTTCTCTACAACTAATCCATCTGTGCGTCTGTTTAGCGCCTTTGCTTCCTCTACACTCATGTTATAGCCTAGAGAGACGTTATATGGAGGGTCTGTAAGCAGCATGTCTGCTTTCTCTCCATTCATTAGCCTGTAGACTTGTTCTGCGTCGGTGCTGTCTCCGCACATTAGCCTATGCTCTCCTAGCATCCAAATATCGCCTTTTTTGCATATTGGATCGTCTACTTGATCTGTATACTCATCCTCGTCTACTAAATCTATTTCGTCATGATCTTCATCAAACTCTAATTCCGAGAACCCGAAGTCCTCCATATCTATGCCTATTATTTCGCCTAGTTCTATGTTTAACGCCTCATAATCCCATGTTGCTATCTCGGCTACTTTATTATCTGCAATACGAAAAGCCTTTACTTGTTCGTCCGTCAGATCGTCTGCAACAACACAAGGTACGCTCTCAAGCCCTAATTGTTTAGCCGCCTTATATCGAGTATGACCTGCTACAATTACGCCCTCAGAATCGACCACAATAGGCACCTTGAAGCCAAATTCTTTAATCGAGTTGGCTACATACTCCACCGCTTCGTCATTGTTGCGCGGATTGTTCTCATACGGGCGAATCTCTGACAGTTTTAAGTCTTTTACTTCCACGAAAAACCTCCTTTAGTGTCGAAAATGAGCCCCCTAATTATAAGAGGCTCATTCTTTAGTGTTTAGTGGTATTTATTGGCGAATAATCGCCTCGCATGGTGTTCTTCCCATGAACGCGAATAATTGCAGCGGATAGTTCCGCATCAGTATAACGGCGTAGAATGCCCTCTAAGGCGTGCAAAGTGTCGAAGGCTTCCTCTAGTACTCTTTGCGAGCTTTCGCCCTGTCTCATGGCATCTCGTAGCTCTGTAGCCTCTTCAAGAACCTTCTGCGCTTGCTGCAGGTCGGTATTCCTCGCCGCTCGGTTGTTGTCAGGAAATACGAAGCGATACATCACAGCTCCTCTACTTCCTCGCCGTCCTTGTAAATCTTACAAGAACGAGAGAGCAGCCGCGCTGAATCCCTTGTGATTCGCTTTAGCATCGGGTTGTCCTCTTGCTGCTCCTTGAAATCCTTGAAGCTCGAGAAAACGAACACATCATAGCCGTCAGTCGCGTATGTTGCCCTCATTGATGTCCTTTCTGATTAAGCCCTTAATGTAAGCTGAATAGCTTTCTTGCTCGTTGATCTTCTTGAGCAGGTCGGGCTCTGATGGATAAATCGTAATTGCTAGGCGCTTACACTTCCTCTGGTACTTGAGACGCGCCCTCTTCTGTGCATCTGTCCTCATAATCCTCCTCTACGATATGGTGATAATCTTCTTTTAATCGAGCTTTATACCGTTCCTTGAAATTAATAAAGCTCATGAAGTCTGGCAGCGATGCTCGCGAGATATAAAGATCGCAGAAACGCTCGAAACTAACATCGCCCTGCTCTACTGCGTCAAGAACAAGGAATTTCCGAAGCGCTGTAGCGTCCCTGTATACCTTTTCGTCAGCTACCGACAACAATTGATTAAGAATAACCCTATCTTCCATCTTGTCTCCTTATTCGTTCCAAGGCTCGCAGCCCTGATTCTTGATTGATTCCCTAGCCTCGTTAGGGCGTATAAATTCCTCGCCTAACGTGCAGAAGAAAACCCTTGTTGTATGCCCTCTCTCGCATGTTACAAGATCGGTTCGCATCTTTGGGCAGTCCCTACAAAGAGTATGAGCCGCCCATGAATTCCAGGCTCGCTCTCGCTCGATGTCGTCATAGTCCCGAAGCCTTAATACTTCGCTAGGGTCTGAACACATTATCTTTCCTTCCTCGATTATCTTTCAACGGTAAATGAAGGAAGAGCCGAAGCCCTTCCCCTTATGCGTCGAGAGGCTTTACTTGAGAAGCGGTGAAGAAGTGAGCCGTTTTGAGAAACATGTTGTTTTCGACTTCGCCCTCCTCGGTCTGCTTCGTGGTGTACTTCCAGATGCGAGCCTTGAAAGCTGCCTTCTCGCCTCTCTTAACAACGTAGCCGAGTTTCTTCCATGCTGCGAAGGTGTGAGAGGGCTCCTCGATACCGTTAGCCTTCATAGCCTTTGCGATGATTTCAACGTTAGTCATTGTCTTTGCCTTTCTCTCGGTTGCTGTACTGTTATTATATACCATCAACGGCACATAGTAGGCGAGAATTTCAACCTTTTTGAAAGTTTTCGCCAAGCAAAAAGCCACTCTATTGAGCGGCTTTAATCTCGTTGTACCATTTTTCTACTTCTGGCTTCCTCATATAGGAACGATGCTTAATCTGTGCCTTGAAACTTTCCTTGCTGACTAATCCTCGTTTAATCTGATCATTGATGCAGTAGGTGAGCATTTCTAAACGTGTCATTTTGAGTTCCTTTCTCGTTTGCTGTGTCTTTATTATACCGTATACGGCATACGAAACAAGCGAGAATTTGAACTTTTTCAACTTTTTTTCTGAATATCCTTCCATATTAGGCTCTTGATATATTCGCTGTAGCTTTCCTGTGAGTCTATCTGCTTGAGAAGATCGCTTTCGGTTGGATAGATCGTGACTACTAGCTTTCTACACTTAGCTTCATAAGCCTTTCTAGCGCGCTTCTGCGCCTCTGTTCTTGGCATAATATATAAATACCCCTTTTCATGGAAAGAGGGGCTTAGATCGCCCCTCAATCGCTTGTAATGGTGTTTCTTTATTGATTGTGAATGCCTTTAGTATTTGGCGGCTCTCCTAGATTGCCTTTAGTTGGCTGATAGCCTTGAGCGCGTCTGTATCCTGCCTGGAAGCCTTCCAGGAGTGCTGATACCTGGTCGCAGTCCTCAATACCTTTGTTATAGCCCGCTCTATATGAGCAGTAAATAAGGCAGATTGAGCACAAGACAATGAATAGACCGACCAGGATAGAGAATAGAATTTCAATCATGAAAGCTCCTTTGCTCTTTCGTCCAATAGTAGCTTTTCAAATTCCGCCACTACTCGTTCACCCCGCACGCTTCACGAATCAACTGTGCCATTTCTTCCATTGTTGAAACAGCCTGTTCTATATCCCATGGATAAATGGCAGCCAAATCATCCGCTATCTCTAGCAGCGCATCGCGGTCAACTGTTGGTTCTGGCTCGATCAGGTCAGCAAGACGATAAAATAATTCGTTATCATCGTGTATTTCCACGTCGCCGTATACGCATTTCATAACGTACCAATACGGGTTAGTATCGAGCCAGTAGCGTATCTCGTCGCTTGTCTCGCGCAACTTACGCGCCACTTCGCGCCGTTCTTCATTCGTTGGCATTTTACTCACCAGTCCTCCAACCATTCGAGAAGCCTGTCTGCTTCATTTTTAAATACAAGAGCTGAATCACAACCATTGACTTTGACGTAAGCAGAACCATCATCTCTAATAAATACATAATTGATCGATCAAATACAAGGTCATAACCCTTTTCGTAAAAATTGAATTTTCCTCGTTCTTTTGTTGGAACGTGAAGTCTGAAATATCTGCTCATTCCTCCGCCACACAATCGTCTTGATCGCATTCGTTAGCCCTTGTATTCCATAGTTTTGCAGCTTCTTCTTCTGTATTTGCCACCCACGAATTAAATTCTCCCAGTTTGAGAATACAATCTTTCTTATGGTCAACTTTTACATCACAGAAAGCATCTTCATCGTGCGGCTCTCCTTCTTCCCAGTAACCATAATCAGACCACTCAAAGCCAACAACTTTTCCGCCGCAGAATGGGCATGGTTTTAGTTCTTCCACTACTCCACCCCCAATGCCTTGCGAATGCGGTCTGCAGCCGCTTTGATACTTGCAGGTCTGATTGTGCTCACCTGAAGAAACATGCATATTCTTTCAGTTAACGCATTGTCTGCTATGCGATCTATCTTGTTTGCCACTTTGAGAAGTTCGTCTCGGTCGCACTCGTTCGCGCGTCGGTTCCAATGGCTTTCGGCTTCTTCTCGCGAATCGTATATGAGATTGTAGCCATCTTCGCCAGTGGAAATAGGGCAGTCATCAGACTCGTGCACGACTCGGTATCCCAATCCGCTCCACGGGTTACTCTCGTATTCTTCGCCCCTGACATTTCCTTCATCGTCGCATTGCACTATTTTTGATTTACAGCCGCAAAATGGACAAGGCTTTAGTTCTGGCATGGCTCCTCCATTCCGAGAAGCTTACGAAGGCGCTTTTGACGGAGTTCCGCAACGTATTTTTTGCAGTCCTCTAAATAACATGGACAATCTCTGCAGGATTCTTCGAAAGCCCCTTTCTTTAAGCCTTTCTCCTTCTCCATGTACTCGCAGCTGTCAAGCGACAGATCATCCATGAACTTCTCTATAGAGTCAGGCTTTTCGTGGGTCAGGAAGTTGATCATTATTCGGTAGTTCATTTCTTCAAAAATAGCCCATTCGGAACGACTAAAACCAAGAATCGTAAGAGGTCCCCTCAGCTTTTCCCTGATTGATCCGGGACGACAGATTCCCATTGCGTCGAGTTGCTTGTCCGTTGCATTGCAGTAGACTACATCTCCGACTCGAAATTCTTCCCCGTTATCATTCTCACGCATCTTTTCGGCTATCGTTAGCTCGACTGCATTCTGTACCGCAAATTCCAGAAGATCGATGACTCGCTTCGCGTCTTGCTTCTCTAGTGTGAATCCTGCGTTGATTCCCTCGTCTTCGGTGTAGAGAGCTTGGAAAAACGAATAGCCCTCTGTTTTTCCGTTAGCTACCTTTTGGAAATTGCTTTTAATCTCCAAAAACTTTCTTTTGTCCACTTTTAGTCCTTTCTCTAGTGACGGGTCTTTACCCGAAAACGAACATCTTTGAGAACGTCCGAGTATTCCTTCTCGTAGTCCTCGGCGATGCGTTTCATCATGGTTCTAGCTTTATTGAAGTGCTCTTGATAGATCATCTCGGCTTTAGGGTTAGCGCCTCGAATAACATTAAGGGTTTCTGCAATCTCATAAGAGTTGGCAGCCTGTTCGATTTCGTAAAGATAATTCATTTCGTCCATCTTGTTTCCTTTCTCGTTGTAGGTATAGTATACCACGCACGGCATACAATACTAACGAGAATTTTAGATTTTTTTATTCGAGTTTCTTTCCACAATTAGGACAGTAAGAGACGTTCGTTAGTTCAGTAATTCCTGTAGCTATACCAGGAATCGAGAACGCAGTCTCAATTTTGTGATATTCCCCCTGTTTTATCAGTCTTGTTGAAGTGTCCATTTTGTTATGGCATTCAACAGGTTCACCGTCTTTGCAGAAGAAGCAGCCCTCTTGATCTTCCCCTTTGGTTTCCTTTTCGAGCTCCTTTAGGTATTCCTTATGCTGCAGCTTTAGAATATCGTTCTCAAGGCTCTTATTCTGTAATCGAAGCTTGGAGCAAGTGCGTTTCAACTCGTCTCGCTCATTTAAGAGCTTTTCAATTGCGTTCCATGTATCGGAACCAATGATTCCGTCAGGAAAAGTTCCTAGCCTTTCTTAAGTGTTCTTGATATTAAAACCTGTCATCCTGGCGTGGTCGAAACGCCAATCAATATGACTCTTTTTTCGTCCTTTCCCTCTAGTTCCTTGATCTTATTCTCTACGTGTTCCAGGGCTTTGATGTAGCCCCAAAGAAACGAAGTTGAGGATATTGCAACGGCTTCTTCCCATGCATCGTGAGCCTTATCTTGCCGCTTGCGAATGTACTTCTTCGTTTCCTTTAGGATTTTTTTCGTTCTCATTCGTCCTCTTCCTCTAGCTCTCGAATCGCATCTTCGACTACTCTAAGAGCAATCCTGTATCCTCGGTAGAATGCTATATTTTCTTTCCACATTGAGCTCTCTTCCGAATCCTTAGCGAATTTCTTCAACTTAGCGATGTCCTTCTTTAGCTCCTTTAGAACCTTCTCAGGCTTCATGCTTCCTCCTAACCCAACCAACCAAGACCGACCAAGAAGACCAAAATAAGAATTGTCAGAATATACGCATCTTCGCGTGTCATAAGTAGTCCTCCAATCCTGCTCTAGCTCCTTCAAGAATTACGATGTATTCCTCGCCAACGCGAAAAGCTACTGAATCGGTTTCTAGCGCCTCTTCTTTCTGCTCCTCGGTTAGTAGTGGTTTATCGTTAATAACGGGCTTAGAATCGCTCTCAGGCGCTTGTGTGGGGAAAATAAGCCCGCTCAAGAAGTAGATAACCAGATATAAAGCCATGAATGCTGCCATAGCCTTCGCGAACTTCCATTCGCGTCTCTTCCATTTTTCACTCATTGTTGCTCCTTAGAAAGAAGCCCCCGAAGGGGCTGTGGATTTATGCGGTGTATACGAAGTTCGCCTTTTCGATTTTCCTTACCCATCTGCAGAGCTCATCCATGGTAGTAAATTCATCAATGAACATCTCATGGTCTTTGTTGTCTACGTCTGAATGATAGAAGGCGATGCAATCATCTTCATGAGTGAAGTCTTTGCGATCGGTGATGATTGCTACAGCAACCTTATATTCTGGTTCGCTGCTCATTTCGTTTATTACTACGAAGTTAAGAGTCTTGTTTTCGAGTTTCATTTGAGTTCCTTTCTCGTTTATCTTGTAAACCCATTATATACCATCAACGGCATAATATAGGCGAGAATTTGAAATTTTTTTCAACTTTTTTTGGGCAACAAAAAAGCCCCTTTCGGGGCTGTTAGGCGATGAAGATAGGTTTCTGATTTCCTCGGTATGTAGTGCATCGGATATAGTGAGAGACTTCCTTCTCGGTGAGCCATTCGCGATTGATGCCTTCGAGAAATTCAATAGCCCACTTCAAGCCCTGCTCGGTGTAACGGGAGCCCTTGCGATCTCCGAAGTGCTCAAGGCTATTCTTGAGGGAATAAAGAGATGTAAGGCGGTTTTCGATTCCTGCGTAGTTTTTCATGTCGTTTCCTTTCTCGGTGATCTGTTGTTATTGATTATACCGTACATGGCATAATATGCAATACCTAAATTAAGAAAAGTTTTTCTTTTTTCTCGACCATCTACCCATGAAAAAAGAGCCTGCCCATTTCTGAGCAGACTCCCAACCGAGAAAGGACTCAAGACAAGCCCTCATGTGAGTATACAAAAAAATTAGGGACGCATCAATACGTCCCTATGCTGCCCTGAAAGAAATGAATTCAGTATTTGTGTGTCCATTTACATTTTAGCGCGATCAACTAGCAGCTAGACCATTATATACGAAAAGAGGAGCCGTAGCCCCTCTAATCCGACGAAATATGTTTCTGGTTTAGGTCGTCCGTCGGTTAAGTATCTTAGCAAAGAAAAAGAGAGCCGTAAAGCCCTCTTTTTCTTCGAGATATCGCTATCTCGCCACGAGGTAGTTTGATGTTACTACTTATCCTCGGACTGGTCAACACTTGTCCCGATTCCCTGTAAGGCTTCGAGCCATCCATTCGTGAGACCGATAGCCTTAAAGGCGCTGTAGGCGAGCTGTACGCCACCGATAACTGCGAGAACCCATGTTACTAAGGTTTCAGGGGTAGGCAGGCCCGCTGTGATACCAGTAGCCAAACCAACCAATACAGAAACAATAATCACAATCCACCGCTTAGCATTAGAGCTTACCGCGTCGGTGGTGCATAAATTCACAAAGAACGGCAACAATACAACAATGATAAGTGCCGCAATGCCTGATACCCATTCCATGATTAAATCTCCTTATCTTATTTTGCGCCGTCGTTCAGCCAACGCTGCAATGCCTTTGCGCTGTCGGTTCCAAAGATTCCATCGGCTCCACAGCTACCGCAAGAATAACCCTTTGAAATAAGGTAATTCTGCAACTTTCGCGCCGTGTTTTGACCAAGGATACCATCAGCGGTTGCGCCGATCTTCTTTTGGAGAGCTTTAATAACAAGGCTTGAGCCACCAGACCATGAGCAGCCCTCTACAATGCTAGTCCAGTATTTCTTGTATTGCGTGTACTGCCCGCTAATAATGCCATCTACAGTGGTACCCATACGCTTCTGCAAGAGCTTAATGGTATTGTGTCCGATCTCACCATCTACCGCAATATCTCCGCTGTTAGTTGATGTGCTTGAGCTTGAGGAGCCGCTTGTTACAGTACCAGAAGCGCCCGAGTAGTTAGGGCGTGCAAAGCCGAGAATGAACCATGAAGAGCCTACTTTGCCGTATTTACGAACACGACGCATTACAGAGCCGCCGTTGTCGTTACTTGTGAGGCTGGTATTACCCTCGATGGTTGTTACTGATTCCGTGCCATTTCGCTTCTCTACGATTCCGACGTGACAAGCTCGAGTGCCGTTTGAGAAGAAAATAAGATCGCCAGGCTGTGGCTTCTCTGATCTGTCTAGCCATTGCCCTCGTTGCTTAAAGAAGTTAACGTGCGAGGGACAATACACGAAGTTTCCTATCTGATCAGACGCGCCGATTTGGTCACCGCACCAAGAGGCAAAACAATCGCACCAAGGATTACCCTGCCAAGTCTTAGAGGCATTTACCTTGTCGTCGTACCAGTCCCAATACTTAACACGATTTGAGCCAGAAGGGGACTCTTTAACTCCAATCTGAGAGGCCGCCATAGCAACCATTTGCGCTGCTGTTGCCATGTTTATTCTTCCTCGCTTTCTGCCTGTGGCTCTGGTGTTTGGTCGGGAATTTCTTCCGTGTCCGTTACCTCATTTGAGGGCATTTCTGCTAGTAATTCGCGTTCGTCCTTTTCTGCCATTTTTGATTCCTCCTTAATCTCTGTCTAGCAATACATCCATTTTACTATTTAGCGTTGCTATTCCTTCATTGTTGCGGTTTATTACCACTTGAAGGTGCTTTTCGCGCTCGGCGCTCATTTTCTCATGAGCATCAAGCGATGCTAAATACCTGTTTTCATTGTCCTTGATGAACTCCTGCATTACTTTAATAGTCTGCGTATTGTTTTCAACTACGGCATTAGTATTTCTCAGTATTTCGTTGCGCTCTGCTTCTCTCTCTTCTATCTCTTTTTGAGATTCTACGCGAGATTTAAACCAATCCATGATGTACGGAATTAGCTTATATGCCGCATATAGGATTGAGCCTAAAGCGAGCCACGGAACAACTGCGTCACCTGTTGCAGTAAGAAAATTTAATAGATCAATAAATTCACTCATTCTATCCACCTATGATAATGGAATCGCGACCCACTCTATTTTATGACTACCAGAAATGGTACAATAGCCCGCAACGCTAAAACTATTGCTAGTTTTCTTATAAGCACCGCCACCCTGCACCGAAGGCATCAGTGAAGGGTCTGCTGCCCCGTTAGTAGGCAGTACGACACATAGAATCATGTAGTTAGTAGGATTAAAATCTAGCGAAACAGATTCATCGAAGCTTGCAAACTCACCGCTCACGTTGAATGTCTTAGTCCCTCGCTTGATTCCTACATTGTCCACCGTATGCGTATGAGACTTAGCAGCATATATAGAATCTGCCTTACCCTTAATCCAGCTCCACAAGCTAGATAACGGACGCTTGAATATCGCGCCGTTGTTAGCCGTGCTTGCGTCATAGGCGAATACTAGCTTGCTTGAATCGGTCGGAGCATCGGTCGCGCTATTCATGTTCGACAGTAAATTATGCTGTGCTGCTTTATCACTGTTTGCACCTGTACCGCCTGAATCGAGTGCTAGTGGTACTTTTAAGGAAGTCTCACCAGCGGCTAAAACAATAGAATTAAGAATATTATTTTCACTGTCTCTCAACGCCAACAGTCCATTTTCGCCCGAAAGGGAAAACGTAAAAACGTTTGAACTAGCGTCTGAACGAATTATCTTTAATCGTATACTAGACCCTGAACCTTGATTTATAGTTACAGTCCCCGTCAACGTCCCACCCCTAAGAGACAGGTAGTTTGCTAGGTCGGTTTCGCTTGCAACCTTGATCCAATCACTCCAAGTTTCGCCTTTGTTAAAAGTTCTTCTAATCCATTTATAAACATCGGTTACGCTTAATTGCTCATATTCTTGAGTAATATAATTTTGGTTAGTACCACCTAAAGAAGAATATAAGGTTAAAATAAACGCTCCCCCTTGTGTGCTAACGCTCTCACCGTGTGGAGTATTCATAATAGTTCTGGCACTATTCGCTAGTGGGACGCTGTAATTTCCAATAGTGACTAATTCATTTAAGTCTGAATTATTAGGAATTAGCGTACATTCTCCGATAGACTTAACTTTTAGATTATTAGCAGCATCAGCCGCATTATTCGCACCCGTGCCACCGCCTACAATGTCAAGTATAGCCGTAGCGCTTGCATCAGGTGTTTTAAGAACGGCTTTACCGCTTACCTCTTCAAGTACGGGCGTATTCAGAATTTCGCGCAATTCTGCCGCTGTTGGTGCTACTGCGTCGGGTAAATCTTGCCATGCGTTGCCGTCCGCCGTTTTAGTAAGTACTTGCCCTGTGGTTCCCGTGGTCGGTACACCGCCGCTCGCAACGTCTAGGGGTTTTCTAAGGCGTGTTTTAGTCTGCTCTAGGATAAGTTCGTTTACTGTGTCAGTACCGACCTTGTAACGTAATCCCGCCTTAGCTTCGCTATCAATACGCGCCGTAAGTTCGCACGGCGCATTATCAACTGTTCGATTTAATGTTACGTTAGGCTCGGCGGTGCCTGTTGAAACTGCTACATTTCCAGTAACAGTTCCGCCTGTGAGCGGTAAATAGTCGCCTGATGCTTCACTATCTTGCCACGCAACGCCGCTTTCAGTCTTGGTCAAGACTTGTCCAGGATTGCCGCCTTCTGGCACGCCTCCGTCTCCTGGGTCTCCCTTATCGCCCTTATCACCTTTAGCGCCTTGAGGGATGGTGAACTTAAAACTAGCCGCGCTAGATGTTCCCATGTTTTCAACCGCTGCAGATGTTCCAGGCTCTCCCGTAACGACAGAATGAACCGCTACAGTAGCGGCTTGTCCAGGCTCTCCCTGCTCGCCTGGGTCGCCTTTAGCTCCTGGTTGTCCTGAATCGCCTTTGTCTCCCTTTTCGCCCTTGAGTTCGCCTGATTGATAGGCTTGCAAAACCGTATCCGCTTTAGTCTCTGCTGCTTCTGCGGTCTCTAAAATCTGGTCGTATAGGTCCTCTGTAGGCGGTAGAGGTGCGCCGCCTTCGTTAAGGCTTCTCTTGATCTCCAAGCGAAGAATGCTAGAGGTGATTACTTCCTCGCCTTGAGTACCACGAATAGAGACCTCTGTCACGGGGTAGACGAAAGCCTCCCAAGGAATGACGCATTCGCCATTTGACACGGTTACGGACGTTGGGATTTGGTCAATAACGCGCTTGAAAGTCGCTGTGATGCTCTTTCCCGTCCAATCTTCGCCTAATTCGAATACTATCTTGGTATAATTGCGAAGCCCCTCTGTAAGAGGCTCTGGTGCGTTCTTAAGCCGTAATTGAGTTTTCTTGCATTCAAGTTTTAGTTCGATCATAGAGCCTCCTCTAATTGATTGATCTCTTTTCTCCATTGTTCTCGGCTCTTGATTATCTCGGAATAATCTTTGTCTAATTCTTTCCCTGCTATTTTAGCCTCGTATGACTTAATGACAACATAATCTGTTGCCATTAGTTGAGCTTTTAGATTTTCGATCTTAAATAACTTTCTTTCTTTAGATTCCGAGTGAATAAGCTTCCCATCTTTGATTAGATATTCGCCGATTTCGTCAAAGTCAAAATCGCTTGGAAAGTCAAATTCAAAAGCGCCGTCAATGAGATATTCCCTCTTCTCGGCTGTTGCTGTGATTCTGCCTTCGTCGTTTACTGTCACGTACATTAGAGCAGCCCCCTTATCTGCCAAATAGGTTTAGTCTGTCCTGTCGAATGAGTATAAGGACTTGTCGTTCCGTGCGTTACGTAACTCGCACGATTTAATGTCCACGAATCTTTATCGTATGAAATGTTTACAGAATAGATATCCTGGCTATTCGCGTTGCTTACGACACCTGTTTGTCCGCCTATTCCAGTAATGACACCTGATGCTGCGCCCATCCAATCTTTTACGGCTATTACCGCTGGAGCGTATACCGCTCCAGAAGTACCGAAAAATATCAAAAACATACGGTACTTCATGGAGTCAGGTACCGTCACAGTACCACTAGACCATGCGCCTGTTCGCAGCGGAAAGCCTATATCTCCCGCGAGATATGCATCCCAATATAGCTCAAGAGCATTGATGCGTTTCATTTCGTAGGTTACGCCGTCTTGCATACCGCCAACACGTAGATTAGGAGCCATCTCGGGCGCTCCTGCCTGTGGGTAGGTGTGCAATAAGTAATAAGGTTCCTCTTGTCCTGAAAAGCCCCTTAGAGCGGCTCCTTTTCCGTCTGAGCCTGTGAGGGTTACATCGCCGTTGAAGTGCAAGCCGTCAAAGCGAGAAATTCCGAAGAATGCAGCGCCTTTACCGTTCGCTTTTAAGTCGATGATCGGTGTAGCCGTTGCGACCGTGTAAGTGATGCTGTATTCGGTGTCGAAGTCGTCCGAAACGGTGATTCTCACCTCATAGCGCTTCGTGTTGTCGCAGTTGGCTATATACGCCGTATTGTCGAACACAGCGCCCGCGATGATGCTTTCATCTTCCGTCCATTGCGTAGCATTGAATTCCCTGTGAGCTATCTCAATTAGAGCGGTATTAGTGCCGCCGCCGTCCACGTTAAAGACGGAGCCTTTCACGTTCACTCTAAGAGTCGTTGATTCGTCGTCTTCTTCGTTGCCCGTGGTATCCCATCGCATGATCGAGGTGTCTTGCGAGATGTCGGGATAGGTGTAGTAGACAACTCGGAGATTCGTTGAATATGAAGCGGTTCTTCCTCGCGTGTCCGTAACCGTTACTTTCAAGGTCTGTTGCTCGTCTAGTGTTGCAGCAATAGGGGTTCCAAGATTGCAAGTTGCACCTGTCCCCGTAAGAGTACCCAACGAGACCGAATATGAGGCGATTGTAGCCCCGTAAACACTTGAGGCGGCTGTAACTACCTTTACAGATGATTTACCGCTTATACAAGCCCCGTAGTCCGTCAGATAGCCTGTTGTATCCGTGACAGTAACGGAGGAAATAGTCGGCTTCATGGAGCTTGGAACATTGAGGGTGAACTTGTAGATAGTAGTCCCGATCAATGTTGAACCGCTGTAGGTCTTAGTCGTCAACGCACATTGAGCACTTGAAGCCGTTGTGATGCTGTTAGCAAGGCTTAGAGGCGGCGTGAAGCTCGCAGAAGTCCCGAGCCCTGTTCCTACTGTGCCAGACTGCCCCGCGCAAGACCATGTAACCGTGTGAGTATAGCCGCTCGCAGCGCTCGGAAGGCTGATTGATACCGCCTTTCCTAGCTCTTGAGTTCCTGTGACTTTCGGAGTGGTAGCGCGTGGAATCTTATGGAGGGTGAGGCTCTTTGTTGCTGTGACAACGCCCGCTGAAACCCTTGTATCAAAGCGGACACTAATCTTCACCGAGCCAGAACCATCGTTATTGTGATTTACCGTGAAAGTCTTGGAATAAATACACTTCGTTTGGTACGTGGTGAAGGTATTCGAGAAATTAAAAGAGGCGCTATAGTTGCCGCTGAAAGTAACGGTACCTTTCGCGGTGCCTAGTCGGTTATATGAATTGGTTGTCGAGATGTAAACCTTCGCAGTAACGGAGGAAGTATTCTTCGAGACGTTGTAGGAATTCTCTGTTAATGTCGCGTAAAACTCTGTTACAGCCATTTATTCTTCACCTTCTCCGAAGTATCTCAATGTCAAGTTCCCGTTTGGTCTCGGGTACCATGCGAACAAGCCTAAATCTAGCCTATTAGTGATCGTTGCATTGGTGATATAGAGCTTGTTATTAGAGATATAAGCAACCTCGATGTTGTTCTGCAGGAACTTAATTCGATTGTTCGTTATAACGAGCTTGAAGTCGTCCTCGTTTGGCTCTGGGTCTTTGCCTAGCCAGATTTCGCCGTCAATAAACTTGATATATTTTAGGCGCTCTTCGTACTCAGTCGTTACTTGGTTGTTGATCTGCGAGACTGATTCCTCGATCGTTTTGAAGTTGAATTCAAAGCCTGCTACAGTCTGTACCATTTTGGTGATCTGTGTGGAATTGGTCTGCACAATCCCGTAAACCTCTTCGATGCGTGATTCCGTATCTTGGACACTCGAAGAAACGCCTGCAATTTCATCACCTAGGCTTCCGATGCTGTCCTGTAACGAAGAGTTCACGTCCGCGATTGATTCCTCGCTATCTTCTGGTGCAGGTGTCCAATCAGTCCCGATCTCTCCCATTTCGAGCTGATACCAATTGACCGTGACAGGACTTGTCGCTCCGTCTGGTGATGCGTAGCTTTTAACTGTTACCGTCGCGGTATCAATTCCGCTTGGTGCCGTAAATCGGACTCGCTTTGTCTGCGCTGATACCGTGTCGAACTCCAACCCGTACATGAATTGAGCGCCGTCAGACAATCGAACGATAAGGCTCGTTCCGTCCTGCATTGCGGTGTCCGATACTTGACCGTTCGCGCTAAATACGTAGGTTTGCCCTGGAATTAGAGCCATCGAGAGCGAAGATTCAGCAAAGCCGTATTCGGTACTCGATTCCTCCTTGCGTGAATCCAAAACAAGATTCCTTGCACCTACGGTTATGTTCTGGACTTCTTCTTTTACGATTTTCGTTGCTGTTGTTTGCACAACCTCTTGAACGGTCGATTCGATGCTATCCTCAAAGACCTTTAGCGAAGCTTGAGTGCTCTTTACGGAGTTGTTCACGTTGGTTACGTTGCTCTGTATCTGGTCCTTGAATTCTTCGAACTCATTTCGGATTCCGCTATCAATCAGACCGCCGCCAGACAACACAAGTGAGGTATCTCCCATCTCGATAGAAGAGTTCTCAGGCTCCGAAATATCAATAGTTCGCTTCACCACTTCGAGGGTTTCATCAATCCCTAGAAGCGGATTAAAACAAGGGTACGAATCGTATAAATTGAATCCGTCAATATCTAAGCCGATCAAGGATAAGTCAATCGCCGTGAAGGAATGCGTGACGGGAAGGGCGTTGTTGTTCCCTAGCCAGTCTTGAGCCTTATTCAGAAGGTTCTGCGGCTGCGTTACGTCGTCCCATTCTTGGTAGCCTTCGATAATTCCGTACTGCTCCATAGCGACTTCATCATCAATATATGGCAGCCCGTTATTTACCGAGGAGATACCGATGCGTTCTTCTGTTTCGCGCTCGGTTATATTGCCGTCCTCGTCCTCTTCCTTAACTGCAATCTTTGCGCCGAATGGATAGAGGCGCGTTATGACTGCGTTCGGGTCGATCTCTCGCGAGGCTGATTCCATGTTGCGCCCGATTGCGATACGTGTTGCGCGAGTGGTTCCTAGGCTCTCTTTGTAATCGAGATACAGAAGCCCGTCCGATGCTCTGCGGACAGTCATTTCACCGCCGAAAGAGTTAATCAATTTATCCGTGATGTTGTCGAATGTTGAAGCCCTGCTGATAGCCTTTGTAACGCCGCTAGAGGTGTCGAAAGTCTGCAAGGTAACTTCCCCTAGGTAAATTTTCTTGTAAGCCTCTACTCGGCTGTTGTGCACGTCTAAGAGCTTCTTTATGAACTGTTGCAAGCCGTTTAGATTGCCCGCTGTTCCGTAATGCTGCTCTGCCGTGTAGTCCTGTAGGCTGTCTTGCAGATAGCCCATGTAATTCTCACATACTACCGACTTTCCGATGATGCCTTGCGAATCCATGTTGTCACTCGGCTGCAGAACACGCCCTTCGAACTCATAGCGCTTTTTAAGGACGTTGTAGACCGTGATAAGCGTTGAAAATGGCTTTATCAGGTCATAGCCTGGATTTTCGGGGTAAATCGTGAACTCAAGCGAGGGAATAGCATTGCGTTCTTCCGTGATAGAAGCGCCCTCTACCTTTACGCGAGAAGCGCCTACTTCATGAATCACGGTAGACTGTGAGCCATTTTGAATCGTGATTATATACATTAGGCTCGCTCCTCCCTCCACTTGAGAATAATTGCATTATTGGACACTTGGACGGTGTTTTCGCCCGATACTAGCGGAATGCTTAATTCCTGTTCTGCGCTGATTGTCTGCGAATACTCGCCGATCTTTACCGTAGCTGTGCCAGTATCAGGAACCGCCGTAGGCTTCACTGTCTGATTGATATTCATAATCGTGTGATTTCCTGTTGCAAGATGAATCTCTGTCCATGTGTCGCAGATCATGAACGGATGGCATAAGAAGGTCACTTCAAGGGTTCCGCTCTCACCTGTTTCCGCTTCGCTCCATGAGGACGAAGAGAACGAACCGTGCCAATGGTAGCCTGGGATGTCGTCGTCGAAAATATCTTCATCATGTACGGAGGATAGCCAGTCCATCATCTTTGCTCTGATGTGCTGACACTCCTCTTTCGTCTCCTCCATGATGTCGAAGCTGTACGTGACTTCTCGGCTTTCAAAAGCTAGTGAGCCGTAGAGCTTCGAGAAATCATAAAAGCCGCTCATAAATGGAACGGTCTTCGTTGCTAGTTTTTTCGATGGATCGCCAGAGGAGCGAGCAGCTAAAAGCTGCCCGAAATCCTCATAGCTGTGAAAATCTTTAGTTCTGATGCCTGAATGTTTCATCGCAGTCCCAATCCTCTGTTAATTAGATTCTGCCTAGAGCCGTTTACCTTGTCGGTGCTGCTTGCAATTGCTTTCGCAACCTGCGTTCCGCCGATCTCGATAGAGATAACTCGCTCCGCCAGTCCGTCGATAGCATCTGCAAGTGCCAGGAAGCCTTGTTCGTTATCGTGGCGCTCCATGACTGCTTCAATATAGCCCTCTAGCTTATCAATCGGAAGAACGGCTTCATGCCCTGCTTCGCCTCCTCCAAGAAGCGTGTTACCCATAGCGCCGAAGATGGTCGGAGCCGTAAGGATACCGCCGTCTGCGTACCACTTCACGGAGAAATGCGGAATGCTCGGAGGATTAAGCGAAAAGCTACCAGATACCGAGAAGTGCGGAAGCTTGATCTTCGGGAACTCGAACTTCAAGCCTTTGAAAAAGTCTGCAATTCTATCAAGTCCTCCCTTGATGATGCTCTTAGCATTCTCAATGACTTCCGAGACCGTATCCTTGAAGGCGTTGAATTTCTCGATGCCCGTCTGAATCTTCTCCCAGACCTTCTGCAGTACGGGAAGAATCGTGTTGGTAAATACGCCCCATAAGGTCTTGAGAGCATTTACTACCGTACCCAAAACGAATTTCGCAAGAGAACCAAGAATAGGCAGAATGTAAGTCGAAATAAAGCCCCAAACCTCGCTCAATACGGGAAGGATATTCTCGCTAAACCAAGACCAAAAATCCTGCAAAGCGGGAACAACGTTCTCCATAATCCAATTAGCCATATCACCGAGTGCGGGAATGACGTTTTCCTGAACGAAACTCCAAAAATCCTGCAAGATCGGAAGAATATGCTCTTGGAACCAAGACCAGAAGTCTTGAAGCGCGGGAACTACATTATCGAAAATCCATTGCGCGATGCTGCCAAGAGTCGGAATAACACTCGTGATAATAAAATCAACGAATTGCTGCAGAATAGGCAGAATGTAGACCTGAAACCAGTCCCATAACTGCTGCAAGGCAGGAAGGATATTTTCCGTAAACCATCCCGCGAACTGTTGCAATGCAGGAAAGACTACAGTCTGCAGAAACGTTGTGAAGTTCTGAATGCCTGGAATAACCCACGCTTCAAGGAAGGTCACAAGATTTTGCAGCGCCCATTGAAGCACCTCTGATATAACGGCTGCTACCTGTTCGATAATCGGCTGGAAGAACGCCACTAAGGTATTCCATAGCTCCATGATCGAGGCTCTAAAAGATTCCGAATTGTTCCACAAGCCCACGAATACAGCGGCTAGAGCGGCTAGAACGCCCACAACAATAAGAACGGGCGCAGAAAGAGCCGTAAAAGCCCCTGTAATAGGCGCTAAGATGGCACTTAACCCAAAGAAGCCCGAACGTATAGCGGCAACGATGGACAAGCCTCCTAGAGCCACTCCAAGCGCTGTAATGAGCGGTGTCAATACTGGCAGATTCGAGATGAACCATGAAAGACCATCGGCTGCAAGGTTCGTGAACCAAGTCGTCACGGGCTGCACGGCTTCGCCTAGCTGACCCATAGCGCGCTCCATGTTCGCGCTCGCTTCGTTCGCCTTGATTACATCTTCGTTGGTCTCTCGGTATGTCTGCCCTAATTCACCATAAGCACCGCTCAGAGCGTCTGTGAGTAGCTTTTGGCGCTCTTGAGTAGAGCCACAAGTCGCAAGGGCTTCGTTGAATGCATCCTCAACGGTCATTCCCTCTGCGATGCCCTTATTGAATGCCTGTTGAGCCTTTGTGTTACCCGATAGGCTCTTGCTCCATTCGTCCGTGCTCATGTTCGCCCAATTGATCGCGTCCACTACGGGACCTGTTAGCGTTGCGCCAAGCCTCGAACTCTCATTGATGGATTCGAGCAAACCATCAATCGGGATTGAGTCGCCGAATTGAGCCCATGCACCTGTCGCAGCCGTGACAATGCGTTCTTGCTCTTCGACAGACGTTCCCATTGCGCTCATGTTGAGTACCGCAGTACTTGAGAGCGTGCTATCGCCCGTGATTCCGTAGAGGTCGTTATAAGCCTCTGTGAGCTCGCCTAGGTTCTGCCTTGATGTTTTGGCTACGGCTTCGAGTTTGTTTTGCTCGTTGCGGTATTGGCGCGTAGACTCTTCAACCTGTGCCAGACCTGCAACCGCAGCACCAACACCAACGCCGCCAAGAGCACCGAGAGCGCTCTCCATGCCGTCTATCTCGTTGGCGGTATCTTTCGCGGATTGTTCTAACTGGTCGAATTCTTTTCCGATCTTGTCCGCCGCTGTGCGTGCTTCGTTTAGCTCGCTCTTGTTGTCGTTTAATTCCTTGGAAAGCTTCTGAATCTGACGTGCTAACTCTTGAGCCTTGTCCGAGGATTGCCCTTGCTCTAGTGCGACGTTCGCATATTCACCTTTTAGTTGTGACAGAGCGCTTTCTTGCTGATTGATTGTATTCTCAAGCCTGCCGAATGCAGATTCGCTCTGCTTCGCTGCTTGCTGTTGCTGCTCTAGGGCATTATTTGTCTGCTGAATATCGGCTTGGATTCGCTCTTCTGCCGCTCTTGCGTTGTTTAATTGCGTTGAAAGCTTCTGTACTTCGGTAGAACTCTCGCCATAAATGCGTTTTGCAGCCTCTAATTTCGATTCTAAGGCGGCAATCTTAGCCCTAGAAGCCTCTGACTCCTGCGCAAGTATCTTCTGCTTGTTAGAGAGGCTCTCAACGCTTTCTCCTGCGTTCTTTGCCTGCGCTGCGTTTAGCTTTAGCTCGCTTCGGAGAGTAGTAAGAGCAGAATTAGCATCTTTTATAGCCTTGTTGAAGTCCTTGGTCTCGGCGGTGAATTTTACTTTCGCTTCTTGCGTCTTAGATGCCATTTATTCACCTCCTGTGGTGATGCTGTTTAGCCTTCTTCCTTGCTCTCTCCCTCTCTCGGTTAATCTCTGCATTTTTCCATGAGTCGTAGGCGGCTTTATTCTCGACTACCTTTTCCAGGAAAGCTACATCGCTTTCCCAAAAGATGCTCTCTGGAATCTCAAGCAAGAGGACGTAATAGGTATAGTAGTCCTCTACGTCCTCAAGCTTGAATTTTGGAACGCGAAATCTTCTTTCGCTTCCGCTTGCTCGCGTCTTTAGTTGGAAGGCGCGGCGGAAGCCATCGCTTTTTTTGGGTTGACGAGTGACTTCAATGTCTGCCCGATATATTCACGATCTGGGGAAGTCTCGGAAATGAACTCTTCAAAGTCCATAGCCTCTTCCATTTCGCCCTTATCCATCAATAAGCCACATAAATAGCCCGTATAGAGCAGTCGCAAATTGTCGAATTCGTCCTGTGGTCCCTTAGTCATGATTCGGTTGTACTCTTCCCATGACTTGCGATCTTTCGCCTGCAGCTTATACAGCGCTAAATAATTAAGCGTCAGTTTTAATACTTCGCCAGTTTCCATTTCAAAGTCGTAGTAAGTGATTAGATTTTTCTTGCTCATGAATCCTCCTCAAAATAAAAATAGACCAGGTGCGAAAACCTGGTCTAAATTGTAGCTCAAATAAGCTCTATTTCTCTGCAGCCTTTCGCGTCTTGCGTCGGGTTGTTTTCGGTTTTTCCTCGGTTTCGTCCTTTGGCTCTTCCACGGTCTCAACCAATGGATTAGGAGGGTAGGCGTTAAGGATTTCTTGTGCTCGCTTGTCGTCGACTTCGAAAACCTCTCCGACTTCACGAATCCTGTTTTCCTTAATGTCCTTAAATTCTCGGATAGTCTTTAACTTCATTAGTCCTCCTTACGCTTCGGGAGCCTGTACAAGATCAGGCTTGAATTGCGTCATCCACTTGGTCTTGAGCTGTGCGTTATCGGCGCCGAGGTCTTTAGCTTCGACTTCATAAAGTCCGTTACCGTTTTCGTCAGGCATTACAGATACTTCGATTTCAACCTCTGCGACCTCTTCCGCGCCGTTTTCGGTCGTGCGAGTAACGCCAGACTGCATTACGCAGCAAGGATAAGCCTTGAACTTTTCGTTGCCGTCTTCGTCAAAAACATGAAGAGTCATAGTGAACTCTGGGTGTACGGAGTTTCGACCGTAAGCCTTAACGCCTTCCACAAGTCCTGCAAGGTTCATTCCGTAGATAGAATTATAAATCGCGGAAGGGATATGAGCGGAGATTGTGAGAGTACCTGCGCCCGTACCCTTTACGCGAGTTTTAGCGACCATGCCTCGGCAATTCTTGGTTACTACGAGGGTTTCCATTTCCTCCTCTACGGAACCAACGCAAGGCATAGAATGAGCCGTATCCTCTGGTGTCTGCCCGTTGAGTTTGATTGCAATTTCGCGGATTTCGTATTCGGAAAAAACTGTTTCGGTAGCCATCTTTCCTCCTATAGTTCTGTGAGCTTCGCAAGGCAACGTTCGAGAATATCTTCCGCCGCCTTCTCTGCGCCTCTAATCATAAATTGTTGCCTGCCTGCGTGCTTTCTCGTATTGGTGCCATCATCGGGAAAGTATAGATAATGGAATTTCGGCTTTGTCCTGACGTAGAAACCAAGATTAAGCATTTGATGGAGAAATGGCTGCGAATTCTTAGCCGATTTCGTATGCCCTTTCCACCGCCTGCCAGAGGCATGGATAAGAGGTGTAATTTCCTCCTTTACCCTCTCGGTTCCGTAGTCCTCAAAAACATCATTGATAACGTCTTCCGCATTGTCTCCATAGTCCTTTATAGCGGCTATGAGAGACTCGTAATTCTTATAGTCGATCTGGAATATATCCGCCATCGCTATTACCTCTTAAACGGTCTCACAAAGTCTAGCATGAGCGCTTCAAGAATTACATTTGAGTTGGGTTTCGTGGTGTAGTCGAATTGAGCCTCGCTATCCGAAAGCCTCATTCCTGGAATAGCTTCCATGTAGTCGATTACGTCCTGGATCGTTTGATCTTCGATGTACTCCTCCTGGACTATAACCACGCTAAAACGCTCTGTAAGATTCGTTTTGTTTTGCCGAGGGGATAAAGAATTGCGAAAGAAAACGATGTAGTCCCAGATGTCCTCTTTGGAAAGTGAGCCCGCTTGCCCGTAGAAGATCGGCTTTCCCGTTTTGGCTAGAGCCTTGTTAATCTCATTAAGCAATTGGCTTCACCCCTTCCAGGTAGAGATACATTTCAAGCTTCGTCTTGTCTATGTAGCGAATATCGTAGAGATAACCGTCAATTACTGCCTTGTTTTTGTTGGTTACTTCCTTGATATAACGCGTTTTGATTTTCATGGACAAAGAAAAGCCGCTTTGCTCTGCGAATTCTAGGTCTTGGTTTCGCTTGCTCATTTCTTCAAAGTCAAGCTTGCCCAATAGCTTCAAATCGCTAAGAGTTGAGACGTTTTTCTTCGCCGAAAAATCCGTCTTTCGCTCTATCTCCTGATAGATAGATACCACTCCGTCATTAAACTTGCTGAGCTTCACTGGCATAACCTTTGACCTCCCACTTCTGCCTTAATTGGAGTACATCGTTTGAATAGTTTCCGTCAAATTCATTAGATGCGTGATTCCACTCATATAGGCACCAGGACAAGAGAGTATTTCTCTCCTGCCCTGGTTCTTCGAAGTCGTAAGTATCAGGTATGCCGCATTTATGACGGAGAGTTACTTTCCCGTTCTCAAGAATTTCGTTTATGCGTTTCTCGGTGTCGGTATCGCTCCAAGTGATGTTGAGCTTAGAGCGTACCGCTTCGAGAAGTGTCTCCGTCCCTGCCATGATTAAGCCGATGGGGTCGTCTCAACCTTGCCAGATACCGTTACGTTGTTGGAGCCTACTTCATCAACGCGAACGGTAATGTAAGCAGGTTCGAGACCAGAGATGTCAAGCAGCAGAGCGGAGGTGTTGTCGAATGCCTGACCTGTTGCGAACTGACGAATCTTGAAGTAACGAACATCATCAAGGAACTTGAATTCGTCCGAGTACTCAATGGTTCCGTTAGTGGGACCGCCCGCGAACAAAGAGTATTCGTCCAAGAGGCACAGAATGGCCTCGCCAGTCTCTACAGCATTAGAGATGATTACCTCGGTAGGGAACGGGAAGAGGTTGTTCTTGTAGGTACCGTCTGCAGCCTGAACCGTAGTTGCTGGCATGATCTTAGTCAGGTAGTCGGCCTGGTTGCAGATCAGCTGAACCTGGTTGAACTTGCGAGGATTGCCCTTTTCGGTCTTAGCCATGTTAGCCAAGAGAGCGCCGTAAGCTGCAGGAGAGAAGGAAGTAACGGTGTGCTTGCCCTTACCTGCGGTCTTTTTTGGATAACCAGTAGACGAAGAGAAGGATACCTCCTTGTTAATGTCGCGAATAAGACCAGTAGGCTCCTTCAAGCCGTTACCCATAACGACACCATGTTCAAGACCTGCCGCG